AGCAGCCGGTAGATATTTCATGCCGTTTTACCCCCTTTTCTGGTATACCGAGACTTCCTGATCTGATCATCACAGTATACCGCAGTATACCACGGCTGTCAATAGTACACTCGGTAACTATGCCTGGTACGGACGCACTATAAAGGTTATGTATACCGGGGAGCTGTCGTTAAACTGAGGGGTCAGGCCCCTCTTGAGGGTATAACCAGGGGTAGAAACGTACTGGCCAGGGTGATAAATCCGTCAGATTTGGCTCTCAGCGCGATCTAGCTACGGTAAACCGTGTCTCCACTCGGAAAGTAGCTGATTATAATCGGACTTGGCCTTTTCTAAGGTGGATATCGCCCGGTTCCGCTTAACCTGGAGACTTTTCAGCCTCTTGGTTGTCTCCTCGGGTAGCGGCTCCCCGGCAACCAGGCCGCGTTGCTCCTCCTCGACTGACCGGGTAAGGGCTTCCACCTCACCGGTTAGTTTTACCACCTCAGCGGCTGCCTTCTTTATCTCCTCGGGCATAGGGTTGGCCTCCATGCCGGCCGCTACCCGGTACTTTTGAGTTCGGTCCTTGAACTCGGCAAAGTTTATCGGGCTGAATGGTGATACCTCGGCCTTAACCTCAAGTATAAACATGGCCGCTTCCGGAGTAAAGTTTATGTCCTGCAGCATGAGGTAAGCATCCTCGGGAGTTATCAGCCCCTTTTTGACAGCGGTGACAATATCGGCCTTTGATGCCTCACGTCCTGCCGTCTCTACCGGCGGCTTGACCTGGGCGTCGAATATCTTAAGCAGGAACTCCGCATCGAGTGTCGAGTACCTGAGATCTAAGAGTCTCTCCCTGGCCTGGTCCCTGGTGATAACCGCTTCCTTGAGGCCCTTCAAGATATCGGTCTTAGTCAGCTCGCGCTGCGCGACAACCACGTCCAGCTCATCCTCGGGTATGTTAGTGTCAACCAGAAGATCGGCCTCATCCTCGTCAAAGCCCAGGTCCATGAGAAGCTCTACTCCCTCGGCCCTGGTGATACGGTCTGCTTTTATTCCCTTGTATATGTCCGTCTTGGTGAGAGCTCTCTCCCCAGTGGTCCTCTCCGGTTCGATTGACTGGATCTTAGTCTGGATCATCTCCTCAACCCTGTCTGCCGGCATACCGAGCCCGGTTAGCTCGGACCTCACCTCGTCCAGGGTGATCCAGCCTTTACCCCACCTGGCCATCAGGTCAGGGTAGGCCACATATACCTTGGTCCACAGCACATAATTATCGAGATCTTCTCCATGAAAGCCCTGAGCATGATAGATACTTCTCAGGCGCTCTTCACTAATAGTCCGCATATCCCACCATCGCCTGACGTCAACCCTGGTCGGCACATTCCAGGACATAGCAGTTAATCTGGCACGCCAGAACGGAGGTATCTCAACTAACCGGTACCAGTCGTACAGCGCCTTGTCACCCTCGGAATCCCTGGTAGCCCAGCCTTCCTTTGTGGTCGGTGGAGCCGGCATTTCTTTGTCCAGGGAAAGCGTTCCGCGGTGAAGCATCTCGATAACCTGCGAGAATGAGGCATGCTCCCAGTGAGCCATCCAGTAATTAGCCATCTGCTTCTCGTCAACGCCAATCTTAGAGAAGTCTGTCTCTGCATAACTGGGGAGCTCATCCTTTAGGCCATACCGGTCTATCATATCAGGCTCAAAGACCTCCTTGGCTAACCAGTTAATCTGGTCCTGAGCCGTGGGGACGAACATGGTGAGAAACTTCAGGGCCTCTATTCTCTCCTCATCCCAGCCCTGGTCCCCCAGGTCCTCGAAATACTTTTTATATGCCTCGGGGTCTCTCCTCCAGGCAGTGATAACAGCCATCGGGTCAAGTCGGTACTGCTTGGCTAGTTTCTGGACATTATATTGAAGCAGCATCAGCCACGGACCGATTGTCGATCCAACCAGGCTGCCGGCGGCTGCGCCCCCGGCGGCACCCCCGAGTAAAGCGGCAAATTCACCGGTAGGGTCCTTTATCTCCTCGAGGAGGGGTTGTAACTCCGGAGGGACTAATCCCGACTTCTCCCAGGACTCGATAATGGGCTTCAGTTTAGGGGCGGCTGACTTCCCCAGGATCTTCATGAAGGCGTCGATGCCGTGGCCGATCATAGTACCACCCCAGTCGCCCAGGCGCTCCGCCCAGAATTGGGCGACCTCATCGATCCAGTTTCTAAGTCTCTCTCCAGCTGTCATTTTACTCCTCCGGTCCCAGGAACCAGTCAACAAACCGTTCCCAGACAAACTCTAACGGATTGCAAAAGAACTCGAGTACCTCGTTCCAGATATTAACCAGGTCGTCGTAGAAGGGAAACCACTCTAACAGCTTACTACCGATCAAGCCGTCAACGGCAAACAGCTTACCGTTCCACCAGTTCTCTAGCTTGAGGTAGTTTAGCAGATTAGGCAGGGTCTTAGTAAAGAAGTCGCTGACCTCACCTCTCAGGACCTCTAAGGTAGCCATCCATTCGGGCCAGGTGATCCTCCAGAACTCATCCCAGGCAGCGATGAGGGCATTAAACCCCTCAGTGGCCATGTCGATCCAGCCGAGGACTTCGGTTTTCGTATCAGCCCACCAGTCGCCGACAGCGCTGATAAACCAGTTCCACCGGCCGATAAACCACTCGATAACGTTCCCGAGGTCCGGAAACCACCAGTTAATAAGCCCCAGGATGCCATCAGAAGTAAAGACAGTCACGATCTTAGTCGCTATATCCTCGGCCCAGAGCCAAAAGGTGGCAATAGGGGTGAGCAAGTCCTTGAAAATACGGTATAAGCCGTAGAACGGATACTGTAGAAAGTAGAAAGGCCAGATCCAGTCTGATACCTCCTGGAAGGCGCTGAGAAACCAGTCGCTGATATCCCCAACAAAAACGAAGATAGAGCCGATCCAGGACAAGCTAACGACTGGGGCTGGCGGTGGCGGCGCCGGCGGCTCCGGCTCCGGCTCCGGCTCCGGAGGTTCTACCACACATTGAGGGGAATTCATCTCAACGAGGTACCATTCCGTCCGGTACTCGTGATAGGTAGTATCATAATACTGCCGGCACCGATAAAGGTCAGCCCCGATACATTTCTGGTCACCTGGTGTGCATACCATCTGGATGCTCCTTAGCTCGTAATAGATTATAGGGCCAGGATCTTATCGGCCTCGATAGCTCTCTTTGCCAGGATCGGAGCTGCCTTCTCCGGGGTAAAGTCGGCCTCACTGATAGCAACGGTCAGGACCACACCTCCCCTGGTCTTGATCTGGTGCCGGTAGTAGTGTTCAATGCCGCCGGTGTCACTCACCCGGGTCAGCTCGTCAATCTTGAGAACCTTGTACTCATTAGCCATAGTTTATTCCTCCTTTGTCGGTTTTTGCCGCCTCCCGATCTTAAACCAGGGAGTCAGGTCGATGCCGTAATAGGCACCAACAACCCCGAGTAGTGTCCACTTGACCGTGCCGTCAATACCGAAGCAGATCATGGTAATACAGCCGGTTATAATTATACAGGCGATGACGTCTTTCGGCTCCCACTTCATTTTTTATCCCCCTTAATCGGCATGAGTGCCGTAGCCGGTAAAGAACATTACGGCGTTGGTGTGACTGCGATAGATCTCGAGTTTACCGTTGGCATCGACCTCGACCGGAGACCAGCCGTGAGCGTGCTTGCGGTGGATATCCTCAGTCGAACCGTTTTTGCGGACCCCTTCTCCTTCTACAGTGAACTCCCCACAGACTTCCACAAAGGCGATACAGGGCTTGGTAGCTGTGGGCGTTTTCTCAGTCCAGGTGCCGGCTGAGTCCGGAGTCACGTCCTCGCCGTTGGTGTTGAAGGCCGCTCCTTTGGTAATGTAACCGACGATGTAGATCTTGATGTTAGAGCTTTGATGCCAGCCCTGGATAACTTGAGAGCCGTCACAGGCGATCACAGACAGGCATTGTGATTCTAGTTCAGCATAACAGGAGGTGCTCCTTCTATCGTCAGTGGAGCCCTTCTGCCGGCATCCCCAGGTATAGTTACTGCCTCCAGAGTTGTTTTGGAAGTTGAGTATTATCCCGATAGCGTTCGGACACTCAGAGGAGAGGTCGATGTCCGTCCAGGTGTTGTTTATCCCGAGCACTTTGTTGACGAAGTTGTCAAAGAAGATAACCCCGGTCCCGGTGTAACCGACCAGGTAGATTTTGATTTTAGTGTCGATGTATGCGTAGTACTGAAAGACGCGGTTTTCATCGAGTCCCACCATCAGCCACTTGTGACGATTAGCGAGGGTATTATTGTCGAACTGGAGGGAGTCAGTTGACCCCTTCTTCCGGAAGGAAGCCACGCCGGGGGAAGTTGGGTGTACATTTTCTACGTGAAGTATCGCCCCGGTAGCTCCGACTGGAACGTACCCCGAAAGGTCAAGGTCAGCCCAGGCATTGTTTACCGGGTGATCGAGTTCTACCGGAGCCAGGGGGTAGAAGCTCTGAGCGAAGGCAGTAGTATAGCGGATGACTACCTTGAGAACCCTGGCGTCCTGATCCACGTCGTCGGCGGCTTCGGCCGCTTTTCTGGCCAGTTTGAAAAGTACCACGTCACCGGCCGCCCAGGACGGAGCGAAGGTCGACACCCTTGACTTGCATACCTTCCCGGCCCCAGGGTTAAGGTTGGTTACTACCTCCTCACCCCCCAGAGCACTATCCCAGGTTTCCCCATGCTCTCGTCCCAGGACCTTAACTCCCCACTGGGCCGAGTGACCGGTATCGGCATCAGCGGTGATCCAGAAGATATCGACAACTATATTCTCATCGTCATAGTCGGGGGAGAGGTAATATTCCCAGTTGCAGCTCTCCTCGGTATCCGGGTCGAAGTCGAGAACGTCATAGGCAAAGTTGGTGCCGTTGACGACTGCTTTGGCCGCCGGGTTTGCCGTCGGCAGGGCAGCCTCCCCGGGAAGCAGGACCATGAATTTCTCCGGAGTCGTTGAGCTAAGGGTAAGATCTATCTCATCATCCGGAGGATTGTCCTCGACCAGGATATCGACCCCGACTCCCTCGATGAAGTTTAGCTGGGGTCTGGTGCCGATCACCGGCATCGTGGTATTCTTGCGGACGCTTATCCCTGATATACCCATCGGTCCCCAGTCGGCGCCGTCGTACCTCTCTGCCTGGCCGGTGGTCGAGTTCCAGATTATCATGCCGGTAACTTCGGTAAGGCCGTCCCTCTCGGCGGTGGTCAGCACCGATAACTTGAGGTAGTGGCCGGCGCCATCCTCGATAATGACATAGCCCAGGCTGTCGATACCGTAGGTACCCCAGTCCTTATCGGTATCGATCTCGAGCTCGGAGAGCCTCGATATCCCCTTTGGGGCGAACCCCATCAGCCTACCTCCTTCCCGATAATACTGCCGTCAACGACGACAGTGTTCACGCCGTCCGAGTGGACAGATAAGGTTACCTTTGCGCCGGCGGCCAGTTTAAGATCACCGAAGGGAATAGTTAAAGCTGACTGTAGGATATCGTCCTCGAGGATCGTCCTGGCGCCGACAACCAGCTTCCAAACGGCGTTTTCGTAGTCATCGGAGATCATCGATACCTCTCTCAGCTCGCCGGTTTTCCCGGCCAGAACCTCCCACTCGGCGACAACCTGGTAGCCGGCATCGTCCCCCTCGTATCGGGCGACGTCGCCGGCGGCGGCCTCGAGGGACGGGACCTGGATCACCGGCACGTTCTCAACTATGACGGTGACCGCTACCGTTGTCACCCAATCCGGAGCTCCACTAGCCATAACTTACCACCTATTAACCCCCTGTAAAGATCCGCTTTGGCGATAACATTCCGAAGAGACTCTTGATTGCGTCGACTATTGCTAGGGCGATGATCGCCTTCCTGGGTAAAATTGAGACACGAACGTCAATCGTGTGTGGGTATGTTTCATCTTCGGTCCAGACCTTGATCTTGAGCTCATAGGGGGGTTGATAACTCTCGTAATACTCGGCCCACTCGATCGGGAAGGTATCACCGGCCAGGCTCATACTCTCGGTCGACGGTGCTATCTGGTGCTCATGGTGTAAGATCACACAGTGGACCAGTCGGTGACAGCCTGGGGGGAACTGGATCGATACCCAGTTGATGATCCCACGCGCTATCTTGAGGATCTCGACGGTAGGGTCATCGATGGTGTTAGTTGTCTCGACCGTTAGCTCTTTGGCGAATATCACTATTAACTCTCGCTACCCCCAGAGATTAACCCTCCCTTGAGGGCCTGGATGACCACTGGACAAAGCAGCCGTCAATCTGCTCGGTAAAGACAATATAGAGTCCCCTTCTCAGGTAGACATGAGGGTTAAAAACAAACGGCCTTGAGCCGTTGGCCGGTATTCTAACTCTTAGCTTTAACTCTCCTTGAGCATCCTCACCATCGTAAACTCTCAAGTCGCCTACATTACCGCCGGCTAAGGGGATAATCTGGACCAGCTCACAGGCGGTCGTGTCTAAGACCTCCGTTTGGGTTAGATACTTGCTATCATACTCTTTACTCTCCATATACCTCTCCTCCTAGAAGTAAGGGGAGGGGATTTTAACTCCCTCCCCTTACGGTTGCGATACCTTAGACGCAGAACGCCTATGGTTGGCCTTCTAGTATGTCCGTAATTGCTGGATAACTACCTGGTACGTTCCGGTTATACCGGCACCTCCACCTGATACTTTCAGTCGCAGATCTCCGACTTTGGTAACATCATACCAGTCGTCCAGGTCGTTCGGATCGCCACACTCGAAGTCAAAGCAGTGGTTAGGACACCATCCCATAGCCTCGCCCAGTATGGTAGTTATCTCATCCGACGTGATCGATACCCTGCCGCCGGTTCTCCCTAAAGCGACATTGTAGTGAGCCGTCGGGGAAGTGCAAAGGCCGGCTATCCCGGCGAAGTAGTTACTGGGAGTGACGAAATAATACTGAGTAGTCACAGCCGGGTTGATGTGAAGGTGATCCACTACTTGCTGCCAGCGACCCCTCGAGCGCTCACAATAGTCCTCGACGTCAACGTCCCAGGGTATCCGCTTCTCGTTGTCCTCGTCGATCTTCACGTGGGAGATCGTATGCTCCGGGGGGTAATTCACCAGGAAGGCCCGGACCATTATTCGACGATAACGATAGTCGATCGGTAGCTCGACGTACTTATGGGCGGTAGCAGAAGCCGGCGCGTTCTCGGAGTGGTGCTCCTTGCTCATCAGGAAGCCGATCGGATTGATAACCTTCTCGTCAAACACATGAGCCATAACCTGGAGCGAGGGGACGGTGCCTCCTGTATCCGAGAGGAGGGAGTTATAGGTTATCTTTAACTGAGGCATGGCGAACCTGTTAGGATCGAAGGCAAGTTGAGGATCATTGAGCCAGCGTCCGAAGTCAATCCCATACATACTGTCCTGGGGGACATTTATCAGGCTGACCCCCTCCTGCATCGCCGGCACCTTACGGTCGAACATGCAGAGGGCCTGGTTTTCAAAGCCCGAGAGGGAGTGTAGAACGTCGGAGCCGTCCACTAGCTCAATCTTAGTGATATCGGCTGCCGGATGGTCTGTCATGGCCTGGAGAGACTTCGTAACGGCATACTTAATTTCGATCCGGCTGATTGGCTCCTTCATGCGGATCGGGATCAGTTTAGTACCACCAGCCGTCGGAGACAAAGCCTCCTCGGGTAAGATCGTTGCTAATCGATAATTCATAGCTTCTTCAGCTCGGTTCTATTTGCTAGATAGTCCTAAGCCTACTAACCTCCTCCGCTGCCCAGTAGGGCCAATCTCTTAGCGTTGAGGGCCTTGCCGACTTCCTGGACGCGGTTGTAGTTAGCCGGATCACCGCGCGGCTTACGAGCTGACAGAGTTAGCGCTGCCAGGGTGGAGAAGTAAGGCTCGGCTCCAGCCGTGTAATCCGAGACCGCTGCCGCGACTCCAGGGCCAAAACGAGCTTGTCCCACGTCCCTGACCTTCCGGGCAAACTTGGCAGCTCCGGCTCGAGCGACACCCCGGCGGAACCGCTCCTTAATGCCTGGGGCGCTGATGGCCATGCCGAAGTTATCGGCTGAGGCCACAGTCCGAGTCGCCCACTCAGCAGCCGCCGCCTCAGCATTGGCTCCAAACTCAGTCGCGGCTCGGCCAGCGTTCTCGGCCCATTTGGCCGTCGATGCCCCGATGTTTTTCACCTTAATGGCTCCCTGCTGGTCATGGACCAGCAAGTAAAGAGTAGTCAGGACCCTAATCATTAACTTTTGAAACATAAGTAACCTTCTCCTTTTAATAGTTTAGTTGTCGATTACCTCTTCGGAAATTGCTACGCATTACTTGACAGCATAGGCCCGACACTTCTATAGTGTCAATACCCCAACAGGTTGCTATGGTAGAAAGCCGATATCCTCCAGAGTTCTGGGAATGGGCTAGAAAGAACGGTTTCCCTAGCCGTGGTCCTCGTGGCTCGGAGGATAACAAAGCACGACAGCGTATACTTCCCAAACTGTACCACCAATGGCGAGAGGAGAAAAAGCGTGGCTAGAAAAGAGAGAGAGCGCCGGTATATCTCCGAGTACATGCTCCATGAATGGCCAGAAGGTAACTGGCAGCTCAACGTGGAGCTCGGGCCTATTCCCCAGGAGTATGTTGACCGCCTCGGGTTAGGCAGGGCGGCCGCCCTCTTTAGACCTACCCGGCCCAGGGTAGACGCCGTTAAGTGGACCACCGATCGCTACTACATCATCGAGGCCAAGATCCGGGATATAAAGGCCGGCATCGGCGACCTCTCCTACTACGGAGGCATGATCCCCAGGACCCCGGACTTACCGTATTATGACGGCCAGGAGATTATACGCCGCCTGGTGGTCCCCTGGATGATAGACTGGATCCAGATGGCAGCCGACGTCGCCCAGGTTAACGTCGCGGTGTTTCATCAGCCCTGGATCGATGAGTACGTAAAGGAGAGGCAGCACTACTTTACCGCCGAGTACAGAGCTGAGAGGGCCGAGAAGATGAGGCTGAGAGAGATACTGGGGGTTGATTAAAATGGAACTGATCATAACCTGGTTACTCTACCCGATCGAGACAGCATGCTTTACCTGGCGCCTGTGGCGTAAGGTGAAGTATGACGGTACTGGTCACCGTATAACCATATGGTACGCTATCACTTGGGCGGCCGATCGGAAGTTCTGGGAAGAGGAGGGATAGTTAGTGTCGACACCGAAGGAGCATCTCAGGTTTCAGTGGGATGAGGTCCATAGAGCTGAGGACGACCTGGCTACACTAGAACGTCTAGGAGTATCGACGACAGATCCGGCCTACGTAAAGCTATCCGAAGAAGTAGGAGCTGCCTTAGCCAAAGTCGGGACAGTGGTGTCCCGGGATACCCTCCTCTTAGCCTGGAGCTTCGGCTTTTCTCCTGGTGACATTAAACTATGGCATGATGGTGATGCCGGCTGGATGACTGAGGCAAGGGTAAGGCCAGGAGCCCCACCGGTATATAGAAAAGTATCGGATGAAGTGGCGGTGGCACTCATTAAGAAGCAAATAACCCCGGAGCTGGAGAAGGTACTTATGACTCCAGACGACTATATTGGAGAGTAAAGAATGGTAGAAATATGGGGACTTGAGCCCAC